GGGGGAACAGCTCCGTCGAGGCGCGGGGGAACAGCTCCGTCGTGGCGTGGGGGAACAGCCAAGTCAACCAAAAGAGCGATGCATCTAAAATTAACGTATCCAGTAATGCGCGCGTTGTGCACGACCCGCACACCATTGACGAATATGTCGATTTTTACGGCATTGAGAACAGCAACGGCAAAGCGAAATTGTTTAAAGCGGTGCGGAAGCGCAACGGCGTGTACCGCTCGGACTGGGATGCAAATTTTGTGTATACAATCGGGGAATCAGTTGCGGCAGCCGGATTTTGCGCTGACCCGAACAAAGATTGCGGGTGCGGTATCCACATGGCCTATCTCGACTGGTGTCTGGCATACGGAAGCTGCTGGGTTGATCTCGCAATACTCGAAGTCGAAGCGGACATGAGCACAGTTGTTGTGCCGAAATGCGGCTCCGGAAAAGTTCGCGCCCCGTCTTGCAAAGTGATTCGGGAGGTTCCGCTGGAAGAATGCGGCTTGTACGGGAAGGCACTGGCCAAGCGCAGAAACGGAGGGGCAACATGAAGGTGTTCGGCGACCCGCGCGCACGGGCAAAGGCGCGCAGATACATCGTGTGGTGCGCGGAGGACGTGCTGTTCTGCACGGGGCTGTTCGGCGGCATCGCGCTGGCCGGGTGGGTGTTTCACGCGATCTTCACGGCGCTGGGGGTGGCATGATGGAGCATCTGAACATCGAACCGCCGGTTGAGCCACCGGCCTACACCTGCCCGCGCTGCCCGGTGTGCGATGCGGAGACGGACAAGCTGCTGCGTGATCGATGGGGAAACATCGTCGGCTGCCCGGAATGCGTGAAGGAGGTAGACGCATGGACATTGTAAGTGACACCTACATTCGCGGCGGCATCCCGCAGAGCCGATATTGCAGCACCTGCGCACATTACCAAGCGCTTTCCGGCAGCAGCATCGGCGGCAACTGCAGCGGCAGCGCGCGCGTCTGTCTGTACATACTCGATACCGGACACCGCCGCGGATGCGAGCCCGGTCCCGGCTGCAATAAGCACATCACGCTTGCGGACTGGGCACGTTCTGCGCTCGGTGCTGCCGTACTCAAGGACAGGCGCAGCCGCGCGAGATCGAGAAAGAAGGCGAACCCATGAAAGCGGACCGTGCAACGCTGCATTACACCCTATCGCGGGCACGCATCTACTTTGCCGACGAGCACATTGCCTGCGATTACTGCCCGTGTCTGGAAACATACAGCCGCAAGCAGTGCCGCCTCACCGGCGAGTATCTGCTCGACACACGCACCATCGGGTACAACTGCCCGCTGGAGTTTGAGCCGGAAGGAGGCGAAACACCATGAACAAATTCCGTTGCCTGCGCGCGGATGAGATCGAGTGCCGCGTGCAGCAGGTCAAGGATAACGGCCTTGTCCTCCTGCTCTACAAAGACGCGCGCTGCGACATGACCATTCTGGACGAGACGGTCGGCGCGATGAACTGGCAGCGAGAGCACCGGCGCGATAACGCCAACTGCGTCGTCTCCATCTGGGACGACACAAAAGGGCAGTGGATCAGCAAGGAGGACACCGGCACGGAATCCAATACGGAGGCGGAAAAGGGCCTCGCGTCCGACAGCTTCAAGCGCGCGTGCGTCAACTGGGGCATCGGCCGCGAGCTGTACACCGCACCGTTTATCTGGCTCCCGGCAGGGAACTACACCGCCAACGGCCGCAAGTGCTATGACAAATTCGCGGTCGAGAAGATCGAGTACGTGAAAAACGACGACGGCTCCGACCGTCACGAAATCCTGAACCTATCCATCCGCAACACGACCATGAACAAGCGCGTGTTTGTCCACATCGGCAGCACCGCAAAGAAAGGAAGTAAATAACCATGATTATTCGCACCAGAACCGGCGACTGCATCGTCGCCGGGAGACTTTCCCGAGACGCAGAATTCTCCAACGTCGGCTCGAAAAACACGCCGCTGACGAAGTTTTCTGTCCCCGCCCGCGACACCGTACAGCCGGACGGCAGCAAGCAGACCGAATGGATCAACTGCGAGGTCTGGTATGAGGCCGCCATGAATGCCGCGCAGCTCAAAAAGGGGGATGCCGTCATCGTCTGCGGTCAGCTCTCCACGCGCAGCTATACCACCCGCGACGGGGAGGAGCGCAGCGAGGAGCGCCTGCGTGCAGACGCCTTCGTCAAAGCGTCCGTCCCGGTCTCTTCTGCCAGCGTGGAGCAGCTTGCCTCCGCCTATCCCGGCGTCGTGCGCGGCGTCGGAGTTGTCGCGGACGACTTTGCGAATGAGCCGAAGTTTGAGGAGCTGCCGGACGACGAATCCGACCTGCCGTTCTAACCGGGGCGCGCCATGGCAGAAAAGCGAATGTTTGCGCGCTCGCTCATTGACAGTGACGCGTTTCTGGATATGCCGCTCTCGGCGCAGGCGCTCTATTTCCACCTGAATATGCGCGCGGATGACGACGGTTTTGTCAACAACCCGAAGCGCATCACGGACTATGTCGGTGCGGCCTCGGACGATCTCAAGCTCCTGCTCGCCAAGCGCTTTATCATCGTCTTTGACGATTCCGGCGTCATCGTCATCCGGCATTGGCGGCTGCACAACACCCTGCGCTCCGACAGATACCATCCCACGAACTATCAGGCGGAGCTGTCGCGCCTGTGCATCGCTGAGAACAAAGCCTATACGGAGCAAAAGAGCGGCCAGCAGGAGGCAATCCATGCAGCCGCACCGGCTCGGACGGCAGACAAGCAGAAAAAGCCGTATGGGGAGCGCAGCAACGTGTGGCTCACGGACGAAGAGCTTGAAAAGCTGCGCCGCGATTATCCTGCGCATTTTGCGGAGTACATACAGCGATTGTCGCTGCACATTGATGCGAAGGGTGCGCGCTACAATTCCCATTATTCCGTCATCCGCAAGTGGCTGATCGCCGACGGCGTGAAGTCCGAACAGGAGAAGACGACTCCGGTGTCAGACCGTGACGATCTGGAGAAGGTCGAGCAGATGCTCGCCGCCATGAAGGGGGGTGCACCGGATGCCGACCATGTTAGCCCTTGACCCCGGCAACCGGGAAACCGGCTGGTGCATCGTCGATACGATCACCCGCGTGCCGGTGCAGGGGGGGAAGGACGAGAACACGTTCGTTTCCGGCATTGTGTCCGGCGGCGCGTTTACCGTTGCCGCGATCGAGATCATCGAATCTTACGGCATGGCGGTCGGGCGCGACGTGTTCGAGACCTGCGAATGGATCGGACGCTTCAAGCAGCTGCTCGACGACCGCGGCGTACCGTACCACATCGTCACACGCAAGGAAGAGAAGCTTACCATCTGCGGCAGCCCTCGCGCGAACGATACCACCATCCGCCGCGCGCTGATCGACCGCTTCGCGTCGCACGACTTCCGCAGCGGTAAGGGCACGAAAGCAAATCCGGACTTTTTCTACGGTTTCCGCGCCGATCAGTGGAGCGCGTATGCCGTTGCAACGACCGCCCTCGACCGGGCGGAGTACGAAAAGGAGAGTGTAACCAATGGTATTAGCTGAAGACATCATCTTTGCCGTGCGCGATTTGCTCAATAACGACAAAGGCAACTTAAATTTCTCGCCGGCTTCTCGCTATGCGGTGCAGAAGCTGATCGACTACGCGCGTGAAGAGCACTGTGCGCGTACCGTGCTTGCAACGCAGCTGGACGTGCTGCGCGAAAACAACGCATTTATCAGGCAGCAGTCAGAGCGCAAGGACAAGACCATCGACGACCTGCGGCAGCAGCTGTCGTTTATGCGGCAGGCAATGCAGGACGCGGGGGTGTGAAGATGAATAAAGACGTTTTGTTTTCCAGCAAGACTGATTTGTGGGAGACACCACAGGACTTTTTTGTCATGCTTGACGCGGAGTTCGGCTTTACGCTGGATGCCGCCGCAGACGCACAAAACCACAAATGCCCCTGTTACTATACGCGAGAGCAGGATGGGCTGAAACAGCCATGGCGGGGCACGGTGTGGTGCAATCCGCCATACGGCCGGCGGGTCGGCAAGTGGGTGCAAAAGGCCAGCTACGAGAACGCCGTGAATAACAACGCCATCGTCATGTTGCTTCCAGCGAGGACGGACACGCGATGGTTCCACACGTATATCTATAAGCAGCCGAACGTCGAGACACGGTTCGTGCGTGGGCGACTGAAATTCGGCGGCAGCAAAAACAGCGCGCCGTTCCCGAACATGGTCGTGATTTTCAAGCCGAAAGATGCGGGGGGTGTGACATGGAGAGGCTGACGTTTGATGGCAATTTCTGCGACATCTCGCAGTGCCGGGAGCTGCCGTGCCCGCGTAACACCGCTTGTACGCAACGACAGGTGTGGGAGAAGCTCAAAGCCTACGAGGATCTCGGCTTCGAGCCGGAGGAGTACAAGCGCGCCATGAATGCAGACATCATTGTCCGCGCGGCGGCTGTTGCGCTTGGCGTTGCGGCCGAGAGGCTGCGCGAGCTGACGGAAGCGGACAAGGACGGCCGCGTGGTGGTGCTGCCGTGCAAGGTGGGCGAAAAACTATGGGTAATCGGGCGAGACAATGTGCCACGAGAAATGGAGCTTGAAGCCCCGGACATCAGAGCTGTTTGCACGGACGAGGATAATCTGTGTATGTCAATGTGCAATCGCAAGCCGGACGGGTTCTGCGCGTATCGTCTGCGTAATGATGGCGCAGACATCTGCAAAACCGTATTCCTCACCCGCGAGGAAGCGGAGAAAGCATTGGAGGCGATGAAGGATGAGTAAGGCTGTCATGCTGAGCATCCGCCCGAAGTGGTGCGCAAAGATTGCCAGCGGCGAAAAGACGATCGAGGTGCGAAAAACCAGACCGAAGCTGCCGACACCGTTTAAGTGCTATATTTACTGCACCAGCGTTAAAAGCATGAATTTGCAAGATTATGTTGATGCGCTTTCAAGCGCCGCCGCTGTCGATGATTGGAGCGGCAAAGTTATCGGCGAATTTATGTGCTATGCGACCATCGCAATAAGTGTTGAGTATTCTGACCCCAGCCATCGGATGGCGCAAAGAGATTTTCCGTTCACTGGAATGACAGACAAGCAAATAATTGATTATCTCGGCAATGGGAAAATGGGCTACGGCTGGCACATCTCCGACCTTAAAATCTATGACAAGCCGAAGGAACTGACAGAATTTCACACTTGGGGAAAATGCAAATCATGCAGAAAAAGCGGTTATGAAAGCACAGCCTGTATCTATGATGAAAATTGCATGGTTCCGGTGGCGATTACTAAAGCACCGCAAAGCTGGTGTTATGTGGAGGTGTGATAACAATGGCTGACCTGACCTACATGGACTGCTGGCACTACATCGCGCCGCTGATACCGATGAGCACCGAGACATCGCAGGAGGTTTACGTGATGGTGTTTCAGGCGCTGAAGGAAGCGGAGGAGAGGAGGAAGGAGAATGGCTGAATACATAAACGAAACGGAAGTGCTGCAGAGAGCGCTGGACACCTACGGCTCGCTGCCGCAGATCGTGATGGTTTTTGAGGAAATGAGCGAGCTGCAGAAAGAGTTGTGCAAATACCTGCGCGGAAAATACTCGCCGGCAAGCATCGCTGAGGAGATCGCCGACGTGGAGATCATGATCGAGCAAATGAAAATGCTGTTTTGCTGCGCGGAGGATGTGCGCAATGAGCGAAGGTGCAAGGTAGAGCGGCTGAAAGAGAGACTGGACAATGGCTGACCAAATGCAGTTATTTGACATATCCGAGAAACAATCAAGTAATAGCACGGGTAAAGCTAAACGTAAGTGGGAAAATGGTTTCCAGAGATGGAGCGACCGGCACAGTGCAGATGGTGGTGACTCTTTGGGGTGCTGTGGATTCGGCAGTATGTGTGACTATTGCGATGATAATTCGTATGGACGTCCGTGTGTCAGGTCGCTGAATGCCATGATCCGCGAAAAGCGCCTGAAAATCGACTACGAAAAGACTAGTTATGTAGAAGCATGGGAGGGGATTTTAGGCAATGACTGAATATATCGAGCGAGAAGCTGCGATTGACGCAATAATGAAGGTGTACGTCAGAACTGACGGGTACAAGGCGAGAGAACGCGTTTTTGAGGCAAAAGAAGCAGTACACCGATTGCCGGTCGCAGATGTTGCGCCGGTGGTGTACTGCCGTCACTGCCGATCCTACAATAAGCCGCGGCTGGGATGGTGCTCAGTCCACCTCGACTGCGAAGGTCCGGACGACTTTTGTGGCTACGGCGTGCGAAAGGATGACGACGATGCCAAAGAGGATTAACCCGCGCAGGAGGCCGGCGACACAAGCGGACGTGCAGCGCGCAAAGGACGCGGCGACGGCGGATGCCTGCCGGGTTACGCTGGCGATCTTTTTCACGGCGCTGTTGGATAAGGAAGGCATGGACGCAGAGCAGCTCAAACGCATCTGGCACGAAGTGGAAGCGCTGTCGGAGAGCGTGCGGGACGGCTATGTATCAGCGCCTGATCTGATCCGCGTGCTGCGCGAAGAATATGAGATCGATATTGTAGGAGGGTGAAGCCATGCGCAGAAAACCGCTCGCGCCGCTTACGCCGGAACAGCAGCAGCTCGCGGCAGATAACGAGCGTCTGATCTATCTTGCGATCCGCCGTTACGCGCCGGACGAGGACGCCGATGAGCTGTATGGGCACGCTGCCGAGGGCTTGCTCAGAGCTTCAAGTACATATGATCCAACGCGCGGAAAGTTTTCCACACACGCGATGTGGTGCATTCGCAGCGAGATCGCGCACCGCAAGAAGTACGCGCAGCAGCGCAAGCGGTCTGGTATGCTTATTGTGTACACAGACGATAATGACACAGCGTTTGACAGCGCCGGTAAGTACGATCACACGCAGCGCGGCGCAGTCAAGCCAAAGGATCGTCCGCACAAAGATTTCGATGATTCCGCGGCGGACATCAGCCGTTTTCTGGACAGTCTCACGCCGGTGCAGCGTCAGACCGTGTGTCTGCGCATGGCAGGGTATACCTACGCAGACATTGCCGCTATCCGCGGCGTAAAACCGCAGGCGGCTTGTCGGGCTGTGCAGTTTGCCGCAAATCGATGGCTGGAATATAACGACACCGGCGATGCCGGAACATCTGAAAACAGGAGGAAATAACAATGAGCGAAAACGAACTGATGGAAGCCGTGCGCAACGGTGCGCGCAACGATCTCCGCCTCAGCATCCTGACGGATGCGATCTTCAACGCTGCCCGGCTGAACTACAGCGGCGAAAAGCTCGCCTTCGACGATGACGAGCTTTGTACTGTGCTCCGGGCAATGTACCCGGACGACTACGACGGCGTGCTTGCGAATCTGCAAGCGCTCAAGGCGAGCGACGCAAAGGACGGTGATGCGTTTTGAACCGCGCAGAAATTCTGAAAGCCGCAGAGCGCTGCGTCTGCACCGACCGAAATCAGCAGTACGGTGAGCCGGAGGACAATTTCCGCACGATCTCCATGCTTTGGAGCGTTTACCTCTGCGCGCGCGGCATGGATCAGCCGCTCGGCGCAGCCGACGTCGGCGCAATGATGGCGCTGTTCAAGCTCGGCCGCATCGCAACCGGAGGCGATAAAGCGGATAACTTCATTGACCTCGCCGGATATGCCGCTTGCGCGGGGGAAATCTCCACGGAGAGCGGACGCGCATCGAAAGACGTGAAATGTAGCACTGAGAATAAAAGCCGGACAGAAACGCAAAAAACAGGCTCAGAAGAAAAAGCGCCGCACAAGACCACGTTCGCAGAGAACAAAAATGTGCGCATGGCGCGCGGCCTCGACGGGCGGTATATCGTCACGACCGGCTGCACGGTGATGGAAGCCCCAAGCCTCGCGGAAGCGATGCGCATCATCGCGGAGTATGAGCATACCGGATCGTAAACGAAATACGGAAAGCAAAAGCAGCACGCATATCCTGCGTGCTGCTTTCTTGTTGTGTGTTTGTCACGAGAAGAGCTTCCAGAGCTGGTTGAACTGCTTCACGGTATAGCCGTTTTGCATCGCCCACGCATACAGGTCTGCTTTCTTGTACTTCCGCTGGCTGGTTCCCGGCTTCGTCGCGTACTTTGCCTGATAAAAGTCCACGATCTGCTTCAGCTCGTACCCGCCGTTGTATGCGGTCTCCACCTTTGCCTGCGTGTTTTCCGTGAGCTTCTGTGCCATGACATTGAGCGCAAGCTGGTCACTGCCGCCGCGTTTGCCGACGACCGTCTTGATGATTGCCTGCATCACATCGCCGTTGCGGTCTCGCGCATTGGCCGGCAGTGTGTCTTTTGCGGTGCCGAGCTTGGCGCGGTATACGGCGTTGTCTGCCACGCTGCCGCTGCTCTTCGTCGTCCACGCCGGGGTGTCGCCACCGTCGAGCTTCGTCTTCTTCTTGCCGGCCGCCGTTGCGACTTCCAGAAGGTTTTGGATCGCGGTCGCTTTCTCCGCGTCGCTCGACTGCTTGTAGACCGCGCTGCTGATGACTTTCTGAATGTTGTCATAGGCCGTCTGGCCGTATGCCATCTGGTACTGCCGCCTCTCGTCCTGATCCAGCGACACTTTTTCACCGTCTCGGTTTCCGCTGTTTGGTGCTTTCTTCTCCGGGTATTTTATGTCGATGTTCTCACCGAGCCGGTACAGCTCTTGGTTCACGGCGCTCGTCCGGTACTTCGTCACGCTGCCGGGATTCAGTGTCGCGTTCAGGAAGTTTTCGGCTGCCGTGCCGGTGTATTTCTTCTCCTGACCCCAGTTGTCCAGCGCAGCCGGAAGCGTTTCCCGAAGCCCCGGAATCTTGCTCTTCACCGCGCTCAGGCCGTTTTCCCACGCGGTGTCGCCGTTGTAGGTGTCGCGCACCGTCCCGTCAGCCCCCTGCGCCACGCCGGACACGATGTTTGGGATAAAGCTCGTCGCCTGAGACGCGCCATAGCGGAACGTCGCGTCCGCAATCTTGCCGCCCACGGTGTCCGCCTTTGAATACTTGAGGCTGTTCTCGATCTCCTGAAACTGCGACATAGCGGGCAGATCCATCACGCTCTGATAGATGGACGACAGGTTTTCGCGCGTCACGTCTCCGAAGGTGATCTTGCCGTCCTCCTTGTAGCAATCTGCAAGCAGTGCGCCGTAGGTCATCTGCGCGTTGATCGGGTCGAGGAAGCCGATAGATACCAGGTCGTCACCGTCGCGCCACTCCGTGCTTTCCCCGGCAATCCACCGGTTGAGTGCACTAAGGTTAAGCTGCGTGCCGCTCACGCCCTCAGACTTTTCGAGCGCTTCCTTGTCCTTGTCGTCGTCCCCGGCTACGTTCATCACGCCAGCCCCGGCCAGCACCGCAAAGAGCGCGATCCCCATCGTGCCGTTGAACGCGCGGCCGAAATCCGTCACAGCCTTCGCCTGTTCGGATGCGGTCAGCGTTCCTGCCTTTGCCTTGTTTAAGACTTTGACGACCTCCGCACCGGCGTTAATAAATCCAGCGGGGGAGTATTGAATCGCTGCGCTCGCAATGTTGCCGGGCACGTTTGTGAATGGCAGGATGAGATCGCCCACTCCGAAGCTGCCGCCGCGCTTGTCCTTAATGCTAAATACGTTCAGCGCTCTCCGCACGACGCCCGTCGCCTGCGCGAGCTTGCCTTCGTTCTGGAACGTGCGTTCCCTTGCGATTTCCTCCGCGCGGCCGTCAAGCGCGCCTTTTGCCACCTTGCCCTTGGCTTCCAGCGCGTCAATTCCGCGCTGCGCTTCCGCCTGAATGCCGCCTTTTTGCATCTGGTCAGTCGTGACCATGGCATAGTTGCTGTATTTCTCCCACGTGGAGAGAAACCGTTCCAGAAAGTTCCCGGTCATCTTGAACGACCTGCTGCCGCCGGTTTCGTATTTGCCCTGTGCGTTGGAAACGCTTGCGTCAAGGCCGGTTTCAATGTACGACTTGAGCGTTGCCTCGCCCATGCCTTTTCGTTTCGTCTTGGAGAGATAGCTCTTGTCCGCGGCTACGGAGCGTGTGCCGGTGTATTTCGACAGCAGCATGTCCAGCCCGACGCCGATGTTGTTTGACACGGCCTCTACCGGGTCATACACCATATTGCCGACAAGGTTTCTTGCAGCCGTCGCCGGTTTCGAGAGCATGGACAGATAACGATAGGTTTTGATCTGTTCGAGCGTGGACGGTTTCGCGTAGTCATACGCAATGCCGCGCACCTGGCTTGCGGCAACGTCACGCAGAAACGCTTCGCCGCCCGGCAGTTTCTTTGCCTGCTCAAGCGCCTTTTCCATTGTTCTGCCCATCTTGTTCGACCACAGGCCGTTTGTGCGCCGCTCCATGCTCATGTCTTTGATGAGGTCAACCACGCCGTCCACGTCGCCTTTTTCGATGCTGTGCAGCTTCTCTGCGTTCTGGCTCACGCTATCGAGGATCTTCTTGCGCTGCTCGTCCGACATTTTGCGCGTGCGCGCGCTGTCGCTCAGCAACTGGATCGCGTCCGCTTCCATTAGCGTCGGGTCAGACGCGAGCTGCCGCCGCTGCCGCAGCGCCTGACCGGCTTCCGTGCCGTGCGCATCCCATTCTTTCATGAGCTTCGCCACTTCGGCGTAGGCATCTTTGCTGCCGCTCTCGCGCGCCTTGGCCACTTCTTTGACGATGATCTTGTGTGCGAGCACCGTGTCGGTATCGTCCCAGTCCTGCTTTTCGCCAAACAGGTCTGCCTTTTCGCCCTCGTAGTCCGATTCAAAGCGCTCCTGTGCCTTCGCGTTTACCTCTTCGTCATGGTTGACTTTGTGTGTCCGGTCTTCCGGCCTCAGCCCTTCCATCGCACGCTCGTTGTCGGTGAGCACACCGTCGGTCGAGCGCGTCTGTGTCTGCGCTTCGTCATAGCCAAACTCCGCGGATTTTGCGCCTTGTCCTTCCGGCAGCGTGCCGCGCTGCCCGGCATCCGTCTCTGTCTCTCGCTGCTGCACGTCTGCAAAATTATCACTGTTTTGTGCCTCAACCGCGTTTTCAGCGCTTTCATTCACAATTTCACCCGTTTTTTGTGACTGTTCCTGCGCCGCTTTTGCGGCTTCTCGTGCGTCGTGCTGCGCACGCCAATCGTTATAGGATTCCTCCTCCGTGATCTCTCCGAGCAGGAGTGACAGGTCATTATCTCGATAATACTCCCACGAGTACGGGTCAGTGCCACCGGAAATCTGGCTTTTTGCTTCCATGTATGCCGCGTCAGGAGCAACATATTCGCCGTTCGGTTTTGTGTAGCCGTCTACGAGCAGGGAGTCCAGCGCCTTTTCTACGCGCTTTGCGTTTGCATAGTTTTCTGCGCCGTTGTCTTTGATGATCGCATCCAGTGCACGCAGAATCTCCGGGCGGGAAAGGCCGGTTTTGTCAATCACGCGCTGCACAACGCGCGTGTTGTTCGTGATCGTGCCTTTCCCGCGCTTATGTCGGTCGCTCTGCATTGAGCCGTAAATCATAGGTGTAAGATCTTCTGCAACGCGCTCAAAGTGTTCGTGCAGTTCCGGGTGGTTGTACTGGAATGACTTGGTGCTCCGTTTTGCGATGTATTCGTCAGACCGGTTGTCGATATGATCTTCCGGCGTATATTCCTGCGGCTGACTGTTCGCGTCCAGCTCCGCGGTCTTCCCTGCTTCCGTAGCACGTTCCTGCGCCGGGCTCTGCGCCGGTTCGCGCAGCCCTGCGGCTTCTTCCACCATGCGCAGCGTACTGTTCTCCTGCGGCTTCTCCTGCGCCGCCGGAACGTCCTGCGCGGTCTCGGCAGGTGCGGTCTCTGCCTGTGCTTCTGCGGCAATATTTTCTGCCTCTGCCGGTTTCGCGCTCGCTTCTGCGTTTACGCTTGCAGCCGGTTCTCCGGCGCGCAGGACGGCATTTTTCTGTGCGTCCACGCCCTTCATGATTCCGGCGGTCGTCCCGAATGTGGACAGCGCCGCGCCGATAAGCGCGTCGTAACCCGCCTGCGCAAGCATCTCCTTCGCACCCTCAGCGGTCGTGTAGCTCGCTTTTGCCGCCGCGCCCTTGTCGTAGATCGCGCGGATCGCCGGGCGGAGGATGTCTGCGGCAACTTCCTCTGCGGATTCAGCGACAGCGTTCGTGATCGCGCGCACAACGCTGCGCCCGGCATCCGTTTTCGCAAGCTTTCCGACGAGCTTTTCCGCCACGTCGTCCGCAGCACCGCCGCCAAACAGCTTGCCCACGTCGAACATTTTCTCCGTCAGCACGTCCACAGCGGCAACCGTCGCACCATATACGACCTGCTCACCGGCGCTTGCGCCGTCCATTCGTGCCTCACGTGTTGCGCTGCCGTAAGAGCGCAGCCCCATGTTTACCAGACCAGCGCCGGGCAGCAGCGCGTTGAGCGCCATGTCCGCGCCGAGCTGGATGCCGCCCGTCGAGACGTCCACGAAAAAGTCCGCTGCCTTCCCGCCGCCGAGGTTGTCTTTCGCGCGCTGTGCCGCCTCACCGGAAGCTCCCGCCGCAGCATCTGCAATCGCGTAGATGTCGCTCTGCTTTTTCTGCCGGACTGCCTCTGCCTTGTCCTTGTCCTCCTGAGACACGGCGTTGTCCGCAACGGTCACGCCCATGATCTGCGTGCCCTCGCGCTTGTTGAGCAGCGTTCCGGCTGCGTTGGTGTACGCGCTCTTCGTGCCCTCGTAGGCAGACTTTGCGATGTCCTGCGCCGCCTGCGCTGTCTTGCTCTCGGAAAAACCGCTCGCTCTGTAGTCATCCGTGATCGCCTGATTTGTCATTGCCGTCGGCAGCGTCGTGTCTGCGCTGTAACCGGCATCGCCGAAAGCGTTAAGCAGCTTCTCCCAGAAACTGATGTTCTCCTTCTTCTTCTGCGGCACAGGTTCAGAAATTGGTTCTGTGACAGGTTTCTGCTTGGCAGCAGTGTCTTGCGTCGCCGCCTGACCCCACACCTTATCCATTTTGTATTTTGAACCGCCGTAAGCCTTCTTGCCGTACTCTCTGTCAATTTTCTCCCGGCTGCTCTTTGCGTACTGTTTCAGAAAGTCAGATGCCATTGTCAAGATACCTTTCCGTAGCCGACCGTTCTATAAGTATAGGTGCCGTCTCCGTTGTCGACCTCTTTCACCTTCCCGGCGTTCACAAGCGCTTCCAGCTCGCTCGGCGTCACACGACCGTAGCCGCGCACCAATGTCCACCCGGCGCCGTTCACATTCGTGATGGAGCTATTTTCGTGAATGCTTGAAAGATCCTTCGTGTTGTTTCCCGTCGGGTTCTCCACCGGCGTGATTGTGTCGTCACCTCCACCGCCACCGCCCGTCCTGCGGTTTGATGCCGTGTAGCTCGCCGGATATGCGCCTGTTCGCTCGTAGTAGAGCTTCGGGTTCTGCGCACCCCACACTTTCTGCATCGCGTCGATCTGATCCTGCGAATAGCCGAGCGCCGCATAGCCGCTGAAATCGCCGTACTTGGCGAGCGTCGCGGCCTGCTGTTCGAGGCGACTGCGCTCGTTTTCCGCAAGCGTCGTGTCCACGCTAAGCTGCTTGACCGCCGTGTTGACGATGGAGTTATCCACACGCTGCGCCTCGGTATAGAGCGCCTTCGCGCGTGCCGCGTCGTTCTCGCTGATTGCCTGTGCGACCGCATTCTGATACGCCGCCTTTACCTTCTGCCGCTGCGCCTCCAGATCGGACAGCGCGTCCGCCTCCGCCGTGGACACTTTGCCCATAGCAGCATTGCGGCTGTTCTGCTGCGAGAGTGCGAGCTGACTGCCCGCGCCGACATTGATGCCGCTGCCAGCCATCTGCTCGTTCAGGTTCGCGCGGGAAATGTCCGCCTGTGTCGATACCTGCCGCCGCGCCTCGTTGTATGTCTGCGGGATCTTCGCGGCCTGTGCGTCATAGTCGAGCATATTCTGGTCGTAGGCCGCTTTCAGCGCGTCGGTCTTTGCCTTCTGCTGTGCGTCGTAGATCTTGTTGATGCTCTCGCTCTGGTCTTTTGCTTCCGGCAGGACGGTGTTGTTTCCGACGATCTTGAAGCCGCTGCCGTCACCGCCGCCGCTGTATCCGTACTTCTTGCGGATAAGCTCTGCCTGTTCGTGCGCCTCGTTCATGCCGCCCTGATTTCCGGCCTTCTGCGCGGCCTTCCACTGCTCACCGAGTGCGGCAATTTTCTGTTTGTCGGCGTTGTTCATGATTGCGTCGTTGTATGCCATCGTGTCACCTCATCACTTGATAATCGCTGGATAGGGGATAGGGGACACCGCCGCGCCCGGCAGCGTCCCCCGTGTCGATTATTATTTATGTTCGAGCAGCTGCAGCCGCGTCTCGTGGTCGTTGATCGCGTCCTCGCTGTGCTCGATCTTGTCCCACATCTCGTTGTGCTCCTTGGCGTTCCCGGCGTCCATGCGGTCAATGCGCGCCGTCAGCGCCACGACTGCGTCAGTGTTTCGCTGGATGATGGTACTCATGCGCCAGCACGCGCCGATCAGCGTCAGGATAAACGCCGCCGCCGAGATGATGCTCGCAAGCGATACTGCCATCCTCAGCCCTCTTTCCTCGGCTCGTCATAACTCATAGCCCGTGCGCTGTCGCCGACACCCGCGGTCGTCGGGTCGACCACGATGCCGAGCAGACACAGGATGTTGATGACCATGCTGACGATCGTCGTCACCTGATCCTGCGCCACACGCGGCACGACGCCGCACACGCCGAGCACCTGATACACCAGCGCCACCAGCGCCATGACGAGCGCGGTCAGCGTCGCCTTGTTCTGCAGTCTGAGTTTCCAGTTGATATTCATGTACACACCTCCGTTACTTGTTCTCGTCGATCATCTTCTGGCACACGAGCAGCGTGCGCAGCATATCCTCGCTCAGATCCAGCTTGCCGCCGCCAGTGCCGACCAGCGCACCGCGCTCGACGAGCCGACGCACGCCGTCCTGCGCCCATGCAGGCACGTCCTCGATTGTGTTGTATCTCACCATTTCTTCCTCGTCCTCCTCGCTATCGTTTTTGTTCATCGCCTCCGCGACGTCGCGCCGAAAGCCGTCCATCGTGTAGCCCGTGCCGAGCTGCCGCCACAGGTGCTCCGGGTCAGCGTGATCCGTGCCAATGCCCATCGCGCTCGCCTCCGCGTGCGAGATGATATCTTTGTTTGGGTCAAGCCCAAACTGCGCGCAGAGCTGCGCGAACAGCTCAACCGCTGTGTTATACGTGCCGGCCACCTGCGCGACCGCACGCGCCCGGTCGGAGCATACAAATGTCGCGCCGCCGGTGTAGCGGATGCAATCCGGCTCTGTCATCTCCACGCCGATGCTATACGCGTTCGCCGCGCCGACGTGCATCAGTCGGCAATCCCACGGCGCGACCTGATACACCGTGCCGTCTGCCTGCAGCACAGCGTGCGCAAAATACCGCGCCGTCTGCCACTGCCGCGCAAACACGGCGGCGCTCGGCTGCGGGCATCCCACGCTGTGCAGCACCAGCTTGCGCACTGGGATCTTTGTATACTGCTGATACAGTGGGTTCTGCGTCACAAACGCCTGAATGATCTGCATCTCATCGCCTCCAATTTTATTTTGGCGTCAACGTCGCCGTAAGATTTGCGCCGGTTCCTTTTACACAGAATTTGAGATTGTGCGGTGCAGACAGCGATGCGATATCCAGCGTAAAACCGGTCTTGTCCGCGTCGACCGTGATCGTTCCTGCTACATGAACTTTGTTCTCGATGTAACCGCCAACAGAATACTGTGTCCCATCGCCCGCATACAGTACCCACGCGCTGTCGCCGCCGTTGCCCGCCCCAGACCAGTTGTTGCCAAGGCAATTCACCGCGCCGGTCACGCGGATGATCGCGCCGTTGGGATATCTGACCCTGTCAATTGGGATCGCCGCTGTATGCCCAATCGTTACGTAGCCTGCGCCCGCCTTCTCAATGCCGGTTGCGGTAGAAACTCTGGTGTCGTCTATATAGCCATTGGTCGCCACAAGGTCTATGACAGCAGCTTTGACTGTCAGCGCGTACTCTGCTGTAAAGTTTCCGTCCACCGTTTTTACTGTGATCTTGGCGCTGCCCGGCGCGTGCGCGGTGACAACGCCGTTGGCCACGCTGGCAACGGTCGGAGCGGAGCTTGTCCATGTAACCGTCTTGTTGCTCGCGTCTTCGGGCGCAACAGTTGCCGTCAGCGTGGTCTGCCCGCCGACGATCAGCTCGCCGGAGGCAGCGTTGAGCGATACGCCCGTCACGGCCACGGTCTGGATGCCGGTAAAAATCTCGCGGTCGTAGCCTGCACCGTAGCAGTAGCTGTAGATTTTCTGCTGGCTTGGGTTGATGACGTTGACGACAAACGCCGTGTCCTTGGCGCTGTCAGCCGTCTTGGCGTAGGTGATCGTTTCGCCGAACTCGATCCCGTAATACTCCGCATTGCCGTTTGCGCCATATTCATTGTTTCTTGCGAAGCACATATTCGGCGTAGCGATCCTCCAAACGTTGTATTCCGTGCCTACGTTATTTGCAATGCTACTCAGCTTTGCGGCCTTGAAGCAATGCACGTGGCCGTGGATGGCCGCGAGGATCGTCGCGCTGTTGCTACCGGAAAAGTTTATTGTGTTGCCGCTGCTCACGGTGATGGAACTGCCGTCCACATACGCCTTGACGATGTTGGACAGGATGCACACGCCGCCCCAGTCCAGCGGATGGTGGGACAGGATCAGCACATTCCAGCCGGTCTTTGCGCCCACGGCTTTCAACACGTTGGCAAACCACAACTTCTGCTCGTCTGATACGTATTCTTTTTCGCTATTTTCGGCAGTGTTCAGGCAGATGACCCGCAGCTTCTTGTCCTCAAAGTCCCGATAACAGTAACCTTCGGTTGTGCTGCCCATTACCGCGCCTGTGTTGTAAGCACCGCACAGGCCGTACAGCTCCGCCGCTGAAAGCACGCTGCCATTCATGGCCTTGCTGTACTGCAAGGAGTCGTGGTTGCCGAGGGTGCGGAACTGCGGGATGCCGGAAAAGGCTTCGTCGATGTTTGCGTTGATCTCCGCGAAGTGCTGTCTTCCCTCGGTCAGCGTAGTCGTTGCGCTTCCGGCCGTGTAGTCGCCCAGATAGCACGCAAAATCGATGCCCGGCAGGATATACGCCAACGCCTTCATCGCCATACCGGCGTGTAGATTGCCGTTCACGATGTCCGCACTGGTGTCAAGCTGGTGCGCGTCGGACGCGGCGACAAATACAATGCTATCCGCCGTTCGTACCGCTTGCACCTTTTTTGCCACCTCCAGCGCCGCCGCCTTGATGTAGTCCGGGATATCCGCGTGGGCGATCAGATCGCCGGTCGTGATGCCCCGCACCGCGTCGCCCATCTGCGCGATCTTGTACGTCTCCGCGCCGCCGGTCTTTTCGCGGATGGCAGCGGCGATGTCCTGCACGGCGGCTTCTTCGTAGAGCTTTTTCATCAGTAGCTCACCTCCGTGCCGTCGGCGATCGTCACGGTCTGTGCCGTACTGCCGTCATAAGTGATGGTGGTGCTGCCGATTTGGATCGTCAGAGCGTTGGGATTTTTCAGCGCTGTAGGCACGGTGGTCTTGTTTGCACCCGCCTCCACGCCGTCGAGCTTGACTTTATCAGCAGCAGACATCAAGCCATTAGTAGACGTGGTCGCCACTGCTGTTCCAGCTTTGCCGTCCAGCGCATCATCCACATACCTCTTAGTGGCAATCTGCATATCGGAAGTGGGGGCAGATGCCATGGTTTGCTGTTCTAATGCCCCACCGTTGTTCAGCATTATTTGCGAACTTTCTTTTGTCCATACCGGGGCATCCTCATCGGTAAGGTTAAGGCTGCTATAGTATACACGCCCGTTCGAAGCAATAAGGAACGCTGATATCCATCCTCTGTCAGCTTTCGCACAAACCATTAGGGCGGGTGAAGGGATGGGTTCGCCGCTGGAATCATTCCCAATGTCAGCAATTACATTGCAAAGAGCGCCGCTACCTGCGACCGAATAAATGTCAAGTCCATGGTCACTGGCATTATACATTTGGTTAGCGTAACCGCCACGCATGGCGGCAACATTCTCTCTCGCCTGTTTCTTCTGCTCGTCGGTGAGCGTCTGCGGCGTGTAGAGGACAGCATCGGGCGAACCGCCTGACGGCATATCCGCCGGGCTCCACGCGGTTGGTACACCGGATGCGTCCACGGCTGTGATCTTGGCAATCTGGCCGGCCGTCGCGCCGGTAATGTCCATGCCCGCGCCGTCCTTACCCGGAGCACCAGCAGCTCCCGGTTTTCCGTCCGCGCCGTCCTCAACCGTGGCAATGGCCGCGCCATCCACGCTGATTGTCGTTGTCTTGCCGGACTTGGTGGCCGTTACCACCGGGCTGTGGCCGTCTTGCCCCGGAGCTCCGGGGTCACCTTTGTCGCCATTCTTGCCCGGCGATCCGGTTGCTCCGCGTGACGGCTTGCCGGTATCGTTCTCGCCGAGATACCAGTTGCCATTGTCGCCGATGTGCGGCGTAACGCCGTCCGCTCCGGGGTCACCCTTTGTGCCTTCGATCACCACAAGCGACGTGTCAACCGCTGCGTTTACCTCTTCTCCAAACACATCGAGGATCTCGGCTTCGATTCTGTCGCTCATTCCATCAGCTCCTCGTCCGTGCAGTCCAGCACTTTGATTTTCGGGTTTTTCTTCGTCTTCAGGATATTGCCCGCGCCCTTGAGGTTGCAGGTGATCTCCAGCTCTGCCTGCCCCACGTCGAGGGACAGCGTGTCTTCCTGTGACAGCGTCAGCAGGAACCGGTCATTTGCGTTGTCGTACCGCACCGCGTCCGGCCACGTCTTGCGCACACTGTCGCCGAGCTTGAACGCGATCTCGTCCACGTTGCCGAGCGGAAACACGTTCATATCGTTGAACTTCACACGCACGGGGATTACCTTTGCCTCACCGCGTTTGATGTATGCCATCGCTTTTCACCTCATCACGAAACGAAGTATGTGCCGTGAACGGAAATTCCGGCAGCGTCTGCTGTGATATCATCGGGGAGCACAACGCAGAGCGCGCGCTCGTTCGATGCTAACAGCGTCGTGAACACCGGTGCGCTCACGTACTTCGTTGTACCTGCCGATTTGTAAGTCACATACGCGCTGTAGCAGCCGAGATCTGTGAAGCCATACCCGCCTGTGCCGGACGCGGTAATATACACGCGCTTTCTCTCAACGTCCGCGGCTGACAATCTGAGAAACTTCGCGCCGAACAACACAGCACCGAGCCCGACCGCAAATTTGCACCAGCGCGTAGAAAGCACGCACTCAGTAGACGATGCTGAAAATGTCAGTTCGTCTGCCGGAATGGTCTGCGTCAGCGCGCCGGATGCAACATGGCTTTTGCCGATTGCGCCGCTTTTGATTTTCGTGCTGGTAACCGCTGCATCCGCGATCTTCTCCTCCGTTACAGCCCCGTTGGCAATGCCGCCCTGCGACACACCGGAGATCTGGCTCTGCACGTTCTCGATCGCATCCTGCACGTTCGTCTTGTTGACGGCGGTCGTCGGCGCAAAGCCGATGTTCTTTGCGGCGGCGTTCTCGCCGAGCGCAGCGACCAGATCGTTGAGCGCCTTTTTCAGCAGGTTTCCGGCAAGGTCAAACTTTGCTTTCAGAGACGTAGCGGAAAGCCCGCCAACGTCGTTCGGCTCGTCGTCCAGTTTGGAGATGATGTTCATGTCCTCGTTGCACGTCGGAAGTGCCATATGTAACCCTCCTATCGCACATATCCTGTGAACCGCACGCGGATGTCGGCGCTCGTGACTGTTGCCGTCGTGTCCGCATCGCCGTTCGTCAGGATGAGCTTGTAGTATGTAAATTTCTTTGCTTTCAGTTTCAGCCGCGTCATATACGGGCGCTTATTCGTGTTGAACGACCAGTGCGCAAAATTTGCGTGGTCAAACGCTGCGCTGTTGCGGAAAACCAGCTTCTTCGAGAAGTCCGCTTTCCGGTCTGTCATGACCGTTACGGTCATCGACCCGGCGTGCGTCGGCACGAGACCGATCCACAGCATGGCGGAGTATTTGCGCATGAAATCCGCGCCGAAGTGCATGTTGCCGCTCTCCCATCGTGCGTCGATCGGATCTCCGCAGTCGCTGCGGAACGCATCCGAAATCTCGACGAGCACATTTTCACGTGCGCCGATCAGCCTCCCGTATACGCGGTAAAAGTGCTTGACAGGGAAGTTCGTGTACAGATACCACACATTGAGCCCGTAGTTGTGCACGACAGCCATGTCCCCAGATATGCAGTACCATTCCTTGCGGTCGTTGTCGTCCCAGCAGTACGCCTGCCGGAGATCGAAACTCTGCAGCGTTTTCCATACGCGGTCGGAAATGCGCTTTGCCTGCCGCTCGTCGATCGTCAGGTTACTGGAGTAGCTGCTGTTGTTTTTCCATGTGTAGACGCTCTCCCCGAACAGGGTGTATGGGCTGTTGTCCACAAGCCGCACCTGACCGGGAACAATGTTGCCGATGGCCTTGTTTACCTGCGTCCAGTAAAACGCGGGGAGGATTTTGCCCTCTGCATTCGTCACCGTGCCATACTGCACGGAGTATGCGCTGTCCTCCTTAAACGCCAGCAGTCGGGAGTAGTGGCGGATCATCGCCGTGATTGGCGTGTTCTCGTCGCCGATGTCCAGCACATTCATGTCCGGAAAGTATTCGGCGGTCGGATTGCCGTCAATGTCCAGCCCGGAGTACAGTGCCTTGTTGCTTCCGTCGCCGTAGAGGAACACGCGGTTGTCCGTCGCACCATTGTAAAGCTCCGCAAACTTCATTGCCCTGACCGCGCCGGAATCATCAGATGCCACGGTGTATTCCACTTCGTACACATCCGCGCCGGCAGGGGGCACGCTCGTGAATGTGATCTTTCCGTCTGCAAACGTATAGTCCGTACCGGCTGTCAGCGCTGCGCCTGTTGCCCTGTTTTTCACGCTCACAGACAGCGTCCCGCTTTCCGGGCATACATACACCGTTGATTTTCCGTCCGTAGCAATGCGGTATTTTCGCTTGCTGGACAGCTTGTTGATCTGCTCCAGCTCCGTGCCGCTGCCGTCCGCACCCACGCCCACAAGCACGGTCGGGACGTACCCTGTCACATCCGCGAGCGTGTAGCCGTCAAACACCTTGTACTGCGTTCCGTTGAGGATATAGAGCTTTTCCCGGAAACCGAAAAACTCCGTGTGTGCGTCGGCGAGCGTGCCAAGCTCCGAGACCGCCGTAGTGGCGGGAAATCCGATTTTCCACAGCTTCCCGTCAGCGGCCGCCACCTGCACATATTCTCCGCCGACGTAGCCGCACCATGTCCCCTGAATTTCTCCGGCGAACGTATGCACGGCTTTCATACCGGGGCGCTTCCGCAGCGCACCGTCCTGCGTCACGCGCCAGTTGCGCATTTCGGATGCCTCTCCGAGCTTCAGGCTTGTGTCGTCTGTTCCCGCCTGATTGACGCCGAGCCATTTCTGGATTCCGACGATCTTTTCGTTCATGCGCGTCACCAGCTCCCAAATTCGCCGTACTCGATGCCGCCGTACACATCCTCGACCGTGCCCATGCTGCACTGCGCGTTTGCCTTGTGCATCGACACGATCTCGTTGTAGCGCCGCTTGAACCGGTCGGATGCCTCCGGGTTCTCGTCCGTCAGGAGAGCGGAAGCAAGACCGTATGGCATCGCGCCGAGCGCAAGCGTGTTGTCGATCTCCGAGATCGTGTCGTCGAATTCCTCGACAGGCCGCCAGCCGGAAGCGGTTTTTCCGGCCTTCTTTGTCTCCGAAAACGGGTACAGCTCCGCGATCATGGTGTTGATGATCGACACGGTGCGGTATTTATATTCGTCCGTGTCCGTCGTCTGCGGTTTCCCGCTGTCGCTCAGCTCGTCCATGATGGACATTGCAGCGTCAAACACGTCGCTGACTTCTGCCACAAAATCACCTCGTTATCTGAAAATAGGCGGCGGGAAATCCCGCCGCCTTATCCGTTGCCTCAGGCGGTAGCCGTCATAATGCCGGAATCGAGCGCGCCGGTCTTGCTGGCGTAAGCCTTGACCTCCGTGCCTGCGGCAATGCCGGTCGGCTTCGCACTGGCGCTGTAGGTCTGCGCCGTGGAGGAAGTCTTCGGGTTGCTGCCGTCGGTGGTGTACTTGATGGTCTCACCTTCACCGGCAGTCAGCGTCATCGTGCCGCCGGAGACAGACATCGTCGGGGTCGTGCTGCCCGCAGTCGCGTGCACGCCAATGGCGTATGCCTTCTTGTCCAGCACGAAGCTGTCGAACATCACGCGGTACTCCGCCACATCGCCGTCGATGCCGAGCGGGTTCTTCTGGATGCGCATGGTCTGGTTCTTCACCGGGTCGACGCTCGCGCCCTTGCGGAAGATCACGAAGTTGACGCCTGCGGGCAGATAGCTGTCCGGGATGGCATACACGTCGTTGCCGTCGAGCTTGCCCAGGGAGCCGTTTGCGACGGCGTCCTTGCCCAGCACGTCAATGCCGACGATGTAGTCCGACAGCTTGCACTTGGCAAACAGCGTGTGGCCGATGAAGATCGCGCGGTTGTCGGTCGGCACGAGATGGTTGGACATCTCCGCGCCCATGTTGACAATGGCGTCGATCGCGGTCTTGCCGGTCAGCGCGGTAGCATTGACGGTCACAACACCGGCGCCGCCGACCCACTTCTGCAGGCGGTACTTGTCGATGCTCGGGGTGACCTTGCCGTCCCACGTCGCCTTCATGCGCGCGTTGCACTGCTTGACGTTAAACTGTTCGGCAGCGTTGCCCGCGTCGATCGAGAACGTGCCGCCCTTGTCCTGCGTCATGCGCATGGTCTGCACGGTGTCACCCAGCTCTTTGATCGTGCCGAAGCGGCTGGACCCGCTGCGGGTGTAGTCGCCGAAGTCGCCCTCGTCGGAGCTGTACACGTTGATTGCGTTCACGCCGACGAAGTCGTAGTCCTTACCGGCAAATGCGTCGGTCACGCTCTTCTGGTGGAAACGCTCGTCGAGTTTGGTGCTGTATTTGTTTGCAACATTGATTGCCATGATGTAATTACCTCACTTAAAAATTCAGAATTTCAGGCGGAGGCAAGCCCTTTTTCACGCGGTCAGTTGCCGTCGTACCACAGCGCGTCAAACGCTTCGTCGCTGCCGGTCTTCCCGGCGCTGCTCTGGCTACCGGTGCTCCTCGCGGCGTTTGCCGCGTTCCGGTCGCGCGTTTCCTGTTCAGATTTCATGCGCGCGATCTCTGCCTCCAGCGCCTTGTTGCGTTCTCTTGCGTAGGCCGAAACCAGCGTTTCACCGCGGTTAAAGGCTTCCCACACGCCGTTCGGGATGGAGGCCGGGTCAACGTCGGGATAAGCTTTTGCAAATGCGTCAAAGCACTCGCCGCGCCACTTCTCGTTCGCTGCCTGCTGCTCCTGCTCCTGCTTCTGGGGTGCCAGTGCTGCCCGTTCCTGATCGAGCGCGCGGCGCTCTCTGTCGAGCTTTACACGCTCGAGCGCCATGCCGTCGTCGTCGATGCCGTATTTACTCTTGGTAACGGCAATGAGCATATTTTCCACAAGCTCCTCGACGGTTGTGCCGCTCTGCTTTGCCAGCTCCTGCAGCGCGTTCTCGTGTTCCGTGAGCTGCGCCAGTTGCTGTTTCTGTTCGGACACCTGGGTTTCCAGCTGCGTGTTTTTCTCGGTCACGCGGTCATAGTCCATGCCCTTCTGGGCGAGCGTTACGACCTCGTCCCGGTTGACATTTTTCGTCTCGCCAAGGTGCTTTAGTTCAAACAGTTGGCCGTCTGTCTGCGCCTGCTGCCCCTCGTTCTCGCCCGGCTGTGCGGCATCTGCATCCTGCCCGCCGTCGTTCTGTTCGATCTCCGGCGCGGCGTCGTTGCCCTGCGTCTCCGTTTCCGGTGCGCCCTGCGCGTCGTCCTCAATGTCGGCAAAGCTGTCCGCCGTGATGTCGCTCCAATCGTCTGCGTCCGCCGTAAAGGCGGTGTTCATGTCTTCTGCCATGTCAAAATCCCTTCTCCCGCTATGGTCGGCGGGTGCGGCGCTATGGTCGGCGCCACGTGTTGAAATTTATCCGGTAATGTATTTGCAAGGCGGTTTTCCGCCGAGCGTTCGTTATTCGGTCGTTCCGGTCTGCATGACCTTGCGCTGCAGGTCGCCGAAGCCGCCTCCACCGCGAATGGGCGTCTTCTGGCCGAGGTCGACCAGAGCGCCGGTCTCCGGTGTGCCGCCTGTGCTCTGTCCCTCCGGCTGCATCATCTGCTGCTGTGCCGCCTGCTTGCGCGAGGCGATCAGCTCCTGCCGCTTCGGGATGTAGCCGTCCGGGATGCGCTCAAGGTATTCCTCGATCGTGATCTTGTCCTGCATCAGCAGGTTATCCAGCGTCTGCACCGACGCCATCTCCGACCAGTACGAGCTTGCGCCGACGTCCAGCTTCAGCGCCATCGGCATATCGTTCAGAATGCCGTAGTCGAACAGCACGGTTTCCAGTTCCTCCGGGTCTTTCCCGGCGAATGCGAGAATGTCCGCGCCGACGTCCGGCATAGACACCTGCACTTTGCGTTTCCCGTAGTACGCCGCCATGAAGTCAAGATAGATGCGCCCCAGATCTTCGATGGATTTGTAGAGGTTCTGCTTCGTGATCTCCGACGGGATGCTGGCTGCGCGCTGCAGGGCGATAATGGCCGACGTGTTGTCCGGCCGCGTCTCACCAAGCGCTGCGCTCGTCGCACCGAGAAACTGCCGCGTATAGTCCACGCTCGTCTGGATAAACTGCGCGATCTGTGGGCTGATCTGTGCCGGGTCGATGATCTTTGCCACGCCGGACACGTCGCCGCCGTTGACGCCGATCGCAGCTCCGACAGCGTTGTTCCACTTCGGGATGCGCGTCTTGTCGTAGACCGTGCGTGGGAACGCGCTCGTCATCAGCGAGATCATGGACATGGCAAACAGCTTGTTGACAAAGATCTGGTTCGGGATCAGCCCGGTCACGAGCGCCTGCCCGTGATAGCTGTCGGGAATGTAGTCCCAGTTGATCCACGTCACCGGGTAGAGCCGCAGCCCCATGTCCCACGGCTCGCGCAGCATGACGCACCCGGAGACTTCGCACGCCCACACCGTGCCGGTCTTGCGTTCCTTCCACATCCGCAGCAGCACCGTGCTGCGCTCTGAGCTGTTTTTGTAGCTGTCAGTGTTGTGGTTCTCGGTATCCGGCTGGATGTCTCCCCAGCGCGGATTTCCGGCCTCCTGCGCTGCTCTGCGCAGCTCCTTCGTCATTTCTCGCCGTTCGATGAGGATGTAGGGCTGCTTCTGCGGGTCACGGCACGCTGTGTTGCCGAAACCGACGCGCATATTGTCCACGATCTCCGTGCGGATGCCGCCGCGCAGGCCGAATCCGGCGTCAACCGTGTCGTCCCAGAACGTGAACAGGCAGCTATCACCGTCCACGGCTGCGTTTCGCATATACTCGCGCACGAGGTTCGGCACACGGTTGAATTCAAACAGCCGGTCAAATTCCTTGTTGACGATCTCCGCGACACGCTCCACGTCCTCCGGCGTGCGCTCGCACGCAAGCGGAGTAGCCTGCATCTTGATGTTGTCGGTCGTGATGTTCGCAACCGAAAACAAAACGACCTGTTTCAGGAAGTTGTATACCGGCGTCGGCAGACCCTTCGCGTCCACGCCCTCCCATTGCTTGCCAATGAAGAAGTTCTCGTTGGCGCGCACCGTCTCGTCGAGGTTGACAGCGGTGTTGTAGCCGAGCATTTTCTGGTACTCTGCCTGTACCTGCTCCGGCGTGATCTTCTTGCCAAACTCGTCAGGCATCGCTGTTCACATCCTTCTTTCCGGCCATCAGGTAGCTGTAGTTCATGAGGTTGGACACGCCGTTGGAGAAGTCCTGCGCCATCTGCAGCGCCTGCTCCACCTGTTCAGCGTGCTCCTCGTCGAGGTTGTCCGCTCGCTCACACAGTGCGGCCGCAGTCTCTTCCAGCGCCTCTACGCGCTTTTGCAGCCGGGACACGTCGAGCGACGTATCTGCCAGCATGTCCATCGTCGCGTCCTGAAATGCCTGCAGCTCGTCGTCCCAGCGCCGCAGGCTTGCCATCGTCAGCACAAAGCACGCCGCGATCACCAGCAGGCCGATCAAACCGATAGTGTTCATGTCTTCCTCCTAATAGCTGATATATCCGGCAGACGGTGCGTCTCCGGTCATGAATTCCTCGTAGTCCTCCTGCGCGTCCTCGCCCTCGTAGATGATCTCCGAAGGGTTTGCGTCTCTTGCGTCCGCGCGCATTGTTCTCGATACGCAGTAGTAGCGCACAGAATCGACCGTGTGTGTGATCTCGTGCGGCTCTTTTGCGCAGTCGTTCGGGTTGCGCTCGTCCGCCTGAATGTCCTCGAGGTCTCCGACCGTCCGTTCGCAGGTCTGGAAAATTACAAGCCCCGGTTTTCCGTCCGGCATATTTGCGAGCGCTTCTTTCACTTGCAGGAAACCCTGCACGCGGTTGTTGCTTGCCCGCACGATGGGCACGCCGCACTGCATGAATACCTCTGCCATCGTCTTGCCGGTGTCCTTCTGGCGCGACCAGATGTCCGGCGGGGCAAAGGTGATCTCGATGTGCTCGTCCGGCATCGTCATGTCGAGGATCTGCTTTGCCGCATCCTGCACGATCAGCCCCGGCTGCACCAGCTCGCGGTACATATACGAGCGCCCGTTTTCGTCCACCGCGTACCAGCCGACGGCAAGCATATCCAGACCGTAGTCGAGCGCCCTGTACCGCTTCCAGTGCTTTGGGATCTGGAACGGCTTGCAGGTGTGCGTTGCCTTGCTGAATTCCGGGAAATACGTGCCGCACAGTGCGTCCCAGTCGCCGTAGCGGTGCGCCTTGCGGATGTTCTCCGGCAGTTGAGAGAGCGCCTGCAGATAGCCCGGAGAGGATTCAAGCAGGTCTTTGTTGTCCTCGACCGTTGCGAAAATGAAGCTGTAGTCGTCCGGGTTCTCGTTCTCCTCCGGATTGTCGGAGTCTGTCTTGAAATTTCGGTCGATAAACAGGCGTTTGACCCATCTGTGCCCGACGCCGCCGGGGTTGCACGTCAGGTAAAAACGCTTCGGGATCTCGTTGACGCCGCGCAGACAGCCGCCGAGAAAGCGAAATTCGCGCTCGGTAAACTGCGTCGCCTCGTCCATGAAGATCCAGTCGTATTCCTGGCCTTGGTATTCGCTCTCGGACGTGATGCCGCTCCAGTGGCCGAAATGGATGGTCGAGCCGTTTTGGAAGTACAGCGTGTGCAGTGTGCCGTTGTAGCTTGTCAGCTCCTGCGGCACCATCTTCAAAATCGGCTCAATGTGGTTCGACTGCAGCTCCGGGTATGTCTTTCGCACGATGAGGATGCGGATGCCCGGCCATGTAAACGCGCCGCCTACTGCCTTGATGCGCACAGCGTGCGTCTTGCCGCCGCCTCGCGCGCCGCCGTAGGCCGTGTACATCGTTCGGCTCTGGTAAAACAGCAGCTGCTTCTCGTTCGCGTGCCCCGGATCCCATGTAAAATTTGTTTGCGTGCTTCGCTTCTGCTTCGGCATGGCATCCTCCGTAAATGCAGAAACGGAGCCAACTGCATTCCGCAGTCAGCTCCGTTCAGCTCTTATGCCCGGCCGTTTCCGGGCACGTCGTTATTCTGTTTCAGTTTCCCGAAAGGCGACCTTGCGCTTGACTTCCAGCACAAGCACGCCGTCTTCCGTTTGCTTTACCTCGGCAGTATTCCCGCGGCCGATAATGTCCAGAATCGCCCGGAGGAGAGTTTCATTTTTCTGCATAGGGCACCTTCACATTGCAGCCCCGGCGTTTTTCCGCCCCCCGTCGAGGTAGATGACGGGCGCGGCCTTGCTCGCCGGTTGATACCCCATCCGCACACCGTAGCCGCCGCTGTAATCCAGCGCTGCCGCCGTGTTGACGAACAGCCGCTCGACCGGCTCTGCGCTTCTCGTGGAGGCGTTCGTCCGGAAAAAGCAGTCCTTGAACACGGCAGGGGAGTGCGTGTGCCCGCACACGTAGACGTCTGCGTCGACGATCTGCGCATAGTCCGCAAGCCGATTGATCTTGCCGCCAATCTTGCGCCCACCGCCGTTGCCGTGGTTGACGTAGATAGAATACGTCGTTTGCCGTCCCTCGCTCTTGCGCCGGAAGTTTTCACCGAGTGATACGAATACGAGCGCTGCGTCCGGGGCGTACCGGTCGCCCGCGCCCAGCTCGTTTGCGATCAGCCATGTAATGTCAATGCCGTCTGCACGATATGTCCGCTCTTCGTGGTTTCCGGGGACAGCGCACAGGATGCGGCCCTTGAGCGGAGCAAACGTCTTGTTTGCAAGCTGGATCTGCTCCATTGGGGATAACTGCGTGCTGTAGATATCTCCGATGCTGTTTCGCGTCGCATTGTCGATCAGATCGCCCGCAAGGATAACGTAGGCGTTGTCTCTCGCCGCAATGTCTGCCACGCGCTTTTGCACGCCGCGAATATCGCAGTTCGGGTCGGAAAGATGTACGTCCGCAATGACGTGCACTTCGATTTCGCTGTGCTGCTTCGGCAGCTCCACACGGATAACGTGCAAACGCTTCACCTCATTCGTACACGGTTGTTGCGCGCCTCGCTGATAAACCAATTCCGAGCAGCAGCTCAGCGCGCCCGCATCCCGCTGCAGCAGGAAAGCGGCTTTCTGCCGGTTTTTCACGCTCCGGTCAATCCGGTCGTCTGGTCTTGGTGGCAGCCCCCGGACTTGCACCGGGTGTCCCTCTTGGAAAGCTGCCGTAGAAAGGGAAGCTGCGGCATCCTGACTTGCACAGGATTTCAGCGGAAAGGAGATGAAACGCTTAGGCCACTCGCCGCCGCAGCAGTGTTTACCGTCGCTTCCGACGCTTGATTCCCGGATAGTGCCGGGTTCACAGTTGCTCCGTACCGTCATAGGCTTTTGCAAGGGAATAACGGCCACCAATGGTGGAAGGGAATAACGGCCACATGAGGTCGGCCTTTTTCCGGTACGGAGGGGCATCGTTCGCAAACGCGAACAGCAAGCACTCAGCCGCAGCGCGTATCCTGCGCCCGCATTTGGCTTGTTGGATTAAGCGTGTTTGTCGCGCACTTGCAAGCGTTACTTGAACGCATCGTCGCCGCCGATCCCGTCTGTCTTGATCGTCAGCTCCTGCGCGTGAACGTCGATTACAGGCTTGTCGATGTACCCGCCGTTTTTCGGTTGCTTGAGCAGGAAGATGATTCCGCCGCTGCCCTTCGGGTTTTCAGCCACCATGCGCGCATAGACCGCTTCCCGGTATGCAACCAGCTTCTCGAGCTGCTCTCCATATCCGTCATATTCCCCGCCTTCGTTTGCCCGCCATCGCGCGAGTGTGCGCGGCGCAATGCCGAGATACTTCATCAGCGCATAGTCGTCCATGTACTGCTTCCCGTCCTCGCACTGCATGATAAACTCGTCGATCAGAACGCCGAGCTCTTCGGCGGTCTTGATTTTGCGCGGTCTCGCCATAGAATCACCCCATCGCTTATAGTATAGCATCAAACGTTGCAAAAACTAAATGCCCACCCCAGACGATGCATGAAATGCCTTGCTGGCTCTTCTTCTTGCTTCCACGAGATCCTGCATAGGGTAACGACGCACGCGCTCGGAAAGACGTGCAAAGCACACGCTCAAGCACGATCTGTCAAGTACGTGCTGCGGAGAACACACGCCGAACACACGCTCCGTGCGTTTCCCGTGCGTTTCCCGTGCGCTGAACTTGCGAGCGGGACGATGTTTGGCGGGAAGTCTCAAAAGGCTGTGTGTCGTAACGCATGGGCTGCGGCCTGAGAGCCGCCCCGTTTTTCCGGCACCC